ATAACCCAAGCTAACAACGTTTGTAACTGTTGCCTCGCCGCCCCACGAACCATCGTTTGCACCACTGGAAACAGTTCCGCCAACAACTTGCCCGTAAAACGCCCAAGTACCCTCAGCAACATCAGGCCTACGTCCTAAATAAATCTCTTCTAATCTGTTTTCGTCTGGGCCGCAGTCTTGTGCTCGACGTAACAAATACATATCATCACCTCGGGCAACATAAGCGATGCCATCACTAATGCTATAATTTAAGTCTGGGATTCTAGGCAGGCCCGTTACTGGATCTAGTGTAAATGGACTCAATACACCCGAGTCACTAAACGTTTTCATTGTCTGCATAAAAGCATCGTTTACTGCAAACGGAGGAGGATTGCCAATAGCCATAAAGTTGGCCAATGATAACTGTAGAGCATTAAGTCCACCGCTTTCTAATGAGGGTGTGTTACCTTGATATACTGCACTTGGTTCTGCCATACTATATTATCCAAAATCAAAGTTTGTTATGCCATCAAAAGCCAGTTCTGGCTCTAATAATGTATCAAATGTGCCAAAATCTGGATTTTCTGCAAAGCCGTCGCCGGTACCAACTTTTACGTCACCACTAGCAGTACGTACAGCATGTCCACATATGCCATTATCACCTTTAAGCACAGGCGGGACTCCATTAACAAAAACTTGAAATCCCAATGCTTGCATTCCTGGTACTGTGCCGCCACAGTGTGTTGGAGGACAACCAATTTTACCGCAGCACGGGTGAGGTGTGTAGGCAACTGCGTTAAGTGCAACTGGTCTACCATTCACAATGACATTGGGACTGACGGGAGAAGTAAGTACTCCTCCTGGTCCATATGTATCACCAACTCTTGCTATTCCTGGCATAAATTAACCTTATACGGTATTTATGGCTCTTAAAACTGTCTATTTGGCAATACTGGCTTTAGGTGCTAGTTCAAACCCTGTGGTAGTTTTCCAGTAGTGGCTGTGCAGTTCTGCTACAGTTTCTGCGTGTAGCAACACACTGTTTTTGCTGAGATCCATGTTGGCATCTACCTTGCCTGTAAACAATGCCTGCATTAAACCAATGCCCTGCTGACTGGGCACTACTACGCAAGGCTTTTTAATAGTCCATCCGAACGTTGTACTGTCTACAATTTCTGCCACGATTTCGTCACCGTTGGCTAATTTAAAACTAACCAAGTCACCTTTGCTGTACTGCGTTTGATTACTAACTAACATTAAACACCTGCCTTTGTTCGTAGTTCTTCTTCTGTAAGTTTTTGTAGTCCTTGAAATCCGCCTTGTACAAACAACTCACCATCTTTGTAAATTTGAGGCACAGTTCTGTGACCTTCACTTACAACAAACTCTCTTGCTTCTGGTTGTTGTTCAATATTAATTTCTTCGAAGTCAATACCTTTGAGTTTTAATAGATTTTTTGCCTGTACGCAAAATGGACAATTGTTTTTTGAATATACTGTCAGCATCGTTATTCCTTTATTGTATTATATACCACAAAAAAACAGAGCAGTAATATTTCTGCTCTGTTTTTGAATTTAAGGCCTTAAAGACTAAAACCTTTGAATGTGTCTGTGTCTACGTCCTGCTTTGTTCCACCAATAACATAACTGGAAATTTCTGTTTCCTGTGGGGCAACTTGCACTTCGGCACCTGCAATCCATTTAGCAGTCCAAGGTAAAGGATTACTGCCGGGCTTGATGCCGCAGTTTAAACCAACAGCGGTCATACGCTTACAGGTCAACCAGTCAACATAGTCGCTGAGTAGTTTGGCATTCAAACCAATCATTGATCCATCTTTAAACAAGTATTCTGCCCAACGTTTTTCTTGTTCAGCAGCACTCAAGAACATTTGTTCACATTCCGCAACAGTTTCCGATTTGATTTTTGCAAAATCACTATCGTCTTGTGGTAACAATTTTATAAGGGTCTGCGTTGAACCTAAATGTATATTTTCGTCTCTTGCGATCAGTTTGATAATTTTAGCATTACCTTCCATCTTCTTGAGTTCTGCAAAAGCCCACGAACATGCAAAACTTACATAGAAACGAATGCCCTCAAGTGCATTAACTGAGTTTAAACACAACCATAGTTTCTTTTTAAGATCATACATATCAACAACCACAGACTCGCCGTTAACAGTGTGTGTGCCTAAACCCAAGTAACCATAGGCCGTGGCTGCGTCAATAAAGTCATCATAGTATTTGCTGATGTCTTTGGCACAGTCAAGAATTTCAGGAATTGTGGTTAGTTCATCAAACACTGTGCTGGGATCACTATAAACGTTACGAATCAAGTGAGTGTAACTGCGGCTGTGAATAGTTTCGTTGAATGCCCAAGTCTGAATCCAAGTTTCTAATTCTGGAATACTGACTACAGGCAAAAATGCCATGTTAGGACTGCGTCCCTGTACACTGTCTAATAGGATCTGGCGTTTTAAGTTGCTGGTAAAAATATGTTGTTCAAATGGTGTTAGTTCTTTAAAGTCTTTGGCATCACGTAGCACATCAACTTCTTCTGGACGCCAAAAGAAACCTAACTGCTTGTCTGTTAGTTTTTCAAATTGACGATACTTGATAGTGTCATAACGTGCAATATCAACTCCGCCATCAAAAAACATGGTACGGGATAGATTACTTTTTTCATTAACTTTAAAAACGCTCATTTGTTATTATTCCTATTAGATTACGCAACTGTCGCAGTTTTCTTGGTCTTCCAAAACTTCAACAGGTTCGTCTTGCCGTTGTGTTAGTTTGTCTACGTCGATCTCACCTTGGCCATCCATGGTGTTAAAGTAGTACAACTGTTTAGTACCATATTTATAACACATCAACAAATGCTTCAACATCTCACTCATTGGAATCTTTTCATCTTCAAAGTAGTGAGGATTGTAACTGGTGTTTACACTGATACCTTGGTCAATATATTTCTGCAACACAGCGCAGATTTTTAGGTATCCTTCGGGCGATTTTTGGTCCCAAAGTAGTTCATATTTGTTCTTTAGACGTCGATATTCAGGCACCACTTGCTTGAGTACACCATGCTTGCTTTGCTTGACACTGACATAACTTCTTGGAGGTTCAATGCCATTTGTACTGTTTGAAATCTGTGCTGAAGTTTCTGCTGGCATCAATGCCATTAAGGTAGCATTCCGTTGTCCATGTTGTTGTGCTTCACGGCGCAGTTCTGCCCATGGCATACGCTCTTGGTGTGCCACAAGTTCATCAACTTCACGTTTGCGTGTATCAATTGGCATGATGCCATTGGCACTTTTTAGGTCTTGCCAACGTGTGCATGGGCCGAATTCTTTGGCTAACTCTACACTGGCTTTCAGCAAGTAGTAACTCCATGCTTCTGCGTACTCGTCGACAAGAGCAAGAGCACTGGGATCACTGTAACTGACATCGTGCTTGGCCAAGAAGTAGGCAAAGTTAATAATACCAATGCCCAAAGGTCTAAATTCGTCAGTGGCCAATTTGGCAGCAAGTACAGGATAGTTCTGATAACTTAGTAGTGCATCCAAACCACGCACTGCTAATGTACACATACGTTCAAAGTCTTGTGGCTGCTTAACATTGCCCCAGTTAATTGCGCTCAATGTGCAAAGTGCAATTCTGCCATCGGGGTCATTTACATCTGACAATGGCGTTGTGGGCAAGTCAATTTCGCAACACAAGTTGCTCATCTTAATAGGAGCACGATCCTCTTTGAAGGGACTGTGTGTATTGGCATGGTCTACGTTCTGCAAATAGATGCGTCCTGTATCCTTGCGCTCTTGCATGAACTTACCAAACAGTTCAACTGCTTTGTAAGTCTTTTTGCGTAGACGTGTGTTACGCTCTGCACGTTCGTACAGTTCTTTGAACCGTTCTTGATCGTTAAAGAATGCTTCGTACATTTCAGGAACATCATGAGGACTAAAGCAAGTAATATCACCACCTTGGATTAGGCGTTCATACATCAACTTGTTAAACTGGATGCCGTAGTCCATATGACGCACACGATTGTCTTCTGTTCCTTTGTTGTTTTTAAGAACCAACAGATCTTCTACTTCCAAGTGCCAGATAGGATAGTACAAAGTAGCAGCACCGTTGCGTACACCACCTTGGCTGCAACTGCGTGTGGCACTTTGAAAGTGCTTGTAGAAAGGAATTACTCCTGTGTGATAAGCATCACCATTGCGAATAGGCGAACCTAATGCACGAATACGTCCTGCGCCAATGCCAATGCCGGCTTTTTGACTTACGTAACGAACAATACTACTTGCAGTAGCATTGATACTATCAAGACTGTCATCAGACTCAATGAGAACGCAACTACTAAACTGTTTTTGCGGTGTGCGTACACCAGCCATAACTGGAGTAGGAAGACTAATATCGTGGTTGCTAACAGCATTATAATAATCCTTTACCCATTGTAGTCTAACGGATTTGTCATAACTCTGGAACAATGTTGCCGCAATAAGCATGTATGCTACCTGCGGTGTTTCAAAGATATCACCTGTTACACGGTTTTGCACAAGGTACTTGCCGCGGAACTGTTCCATGGCCACGTAAGTAAAGTGCTCGTCTTTGTGATGGTCGATTGCACGTTCCAGTTCAGCCCATTCCTCTTCTGAGTATGCTTCTAGCAGGCCCCGGTCATAAAACCCTTTGTCTACATTTTTCTTAACAATGTCTAACAATGGCCATGGCTCATACTCACCATAGACTTCTTTACGCAAGTGGTAGTTAATTAACCTACCTGCTACAAATTGATAGTTAGGAGTTTCTTCACTGATTAAATCAGCAGCACTTTTAATTAGTGTTTCCTGGATATCCGATGTTTTGATGCCATTGTAAAATTGAATATGACTTTTAATTTCTACTTCGCTTGCACTTACACCTGTAATGTCTTTGGTAGCCCAGAAAACAACTTTGTGTAGTTTTTCTAAATCTAGTGGTTCTTTCTCACCGTTTCTTTTTAATACTTGAATTTGTGTCATTGATCTCTCTTAAACTAATTGTTCTAATTTTAATTCTTCAGTGCTAATCGTTCTCTTTAGCACTAACTGTTTGCTAACCTGTGTACTATTTACAACCTCGTCATGAATGTAATTAAGAACATATTTTCCTTTGTCAACATAAACTAAATTATATTGTTCCATGGTTGACGGGTCATTATATACTCTTATTTCGATTTGGGGTTTATGGCTACTAAGATATAAAGTATACACTATTGCCAATGCTTTTGCAAGTCCACAATAGTAATTATCATATAATAATTCCCAAGGATTGGGCCATTCATCTACATAATCAAAATGTAAGTAGTTTTGGACGTAGGGAGCATAACTCCAAAGATGCTCTGTTTGGTAACAAGCAGATGCCAAATCTAAATTAGATAGATCATTTCGAAACTCTTGCCATGAACGCAGACGCTCATGCGGTAGTAGATTCCACATTGATTAAACTGCTAAGTTATTAATTGTATATGTTAAATTTGCGTCAATACTTTGGTCAGTAATAGTACCTGCAATAAAACAAACATTGTTTACCTGAGTTACAGTGAAACTAAATCCGGTGTCTCCTAGTTCAACGTTTGTATCAGTACTGGAATTTCTGGAAAGATATTGGCTTACAGTTAGTGTTCCTGTTTTAACATTGGCATTAACTGTATCAGTGTGTGTTCTTACAAGACTGTAAGTTATAATTACACTAGGATCGCTTGAATCAAATACTAGACTGGCAATATTTGCAGTGGTGTTATTTGTTAATTGTTGAGTATATTTTGTAACTCCAGCAATATTACTAAATTCAGTTAAAATTTCTGTGTTACCAACTTCAGGTGCACCTTCTTCTAGTGTGCCATTTCCGATATAAAGTTGACGGGTATCAATGCTCCAGCCTAGTTCTGCGCTGGCAAGTTGAGGTAGTGTTTCATTTGTACCTCTGCGATGCTTGATTTGACTGATTTGTACTATAGCCATGTTTTCGTTCTATGTCCTATAGTATATTTAGTTTTCTCTATAATACTGCTCTACTCTGTCGAACCAGCGCTGACTCCAATACTCAAAATCTTCGGGCTCTAAAACAAACTCTTGGTACTCAAAATCGGCGCTACACATTAAAATAACACCGGTTTTGATGTCAGTTCCGTGTGTTATATTGTGCGCCTGTGCATAGGCACTGAGTTGTAAAAAATAGTCTTCAATCCATTCGCGCCGCTTGGGTTTGTTGGTCTGCTTAAAGTCCATTATTGCAGGCTGACCTTGCCATAAGCCCAAGCAGTCTGTAGTACCAGCATACAGTCCGCTGTAGTATAAGGGAATTTCCATACCCCAAAACTCGTCCACTTTGTTTAGACCTTCGGAGATAATTTTCTGAGCCATTGTGTGGCTTTGTTGGCTGTAAGGATTTGTGCCTGGCTCGTTCAGCACATCTGTTTTTACATAATCCTCTAACCACTTGTGCATTCTAGTACCACGCCCGGCTGCTTCCGTGGTAATCTGTTGAGCACGTTCTTCGCCCACACGCTTCTTCCAGTTGGCTAGTGCCTGCCGTTTTTCCAAAGGTTTAGTTTTGTCCAGGATTGTAGTTACACTAGGTACTTTAGATCCATCAGGCAAACAGTAATGCCGTTTTCCGTCTACGCTTTCTCTTGTAATAGTTTTATAATTATATCGTTCAATAATCATCTTCGAATTTCTCTACAACATGCTCCAGTAGTTCTTCTAATTCTTTATCCATAAATTCATCACCAAGGAAAAATTCATGATCTTCGAAATCTTCCCAAAGTTCTACGCCCATTATTTCCATTACTTCTTGTCTACTTACAGATTCATCTCGTTGGGCACATACCCAAATAATTGTAATTACATAGCAGGCTGCTACTCGTTGCTCATCGTGTATAAATCTGTCTTCACACCAGCGTGTAGCAATGTCTAAATAAAATTCAATATCTTGAACTCTATTTTCAAGTTGATTAATCCAATATTGAGTGTCTTCTCTGGTCCAAGGTTTCATACACGGAAACTTTCTCCGCAGCCGCAACGGTCTCGTTCCTGCGGATTACGAAATTCGAATCCTTCATTTAGTCCTTGTTTGACCCAATCCATTTCTAAACCTTCTAAGTATGGTGCGTCTTTTGTGTTTACGTATACTGTAACACCATGACAGTCAAAAGTCAATGGTCGCATGGGATCGGGTCTGTCCACATATTCCAATACATAAGCTAAACCGCTACAGCCAGTGGTTTTTACTCCTATACGAATACCTAACCCCTGGCCACGTTTTTGTAATTGAGTTCTAACTTTTTCTGCCGCTAATTCAGTAAGTGATATCATCTTTTATCATATCTATAAAATGGTACCTAGGGTACAATAGTTTTTCTTTATCATCCCAATATCCATATACAACAAATCCATACTCATCTATTAACTTATTTGTATATAACCATTGCTCCTCGGCCATATTAAGAGCTTTTATTGAATATTCATCAACTTCATTACAATATTCATCATACGAATAATTATGATCAGGAAATTCATGTTCAACATGAATCAGTCTAGAACGAAGAAAGTTCCAAAGGATTCTAACAGCCTGCATTTCTAAAAATGACATACTTTTTGTTTCAGACACTATATTTCCTGTACTTCTAAATTCAGTCTTTGTATTGTCTAACATTTCTTGATAAGCATGTTTTAAACTTAAAAATTTAAAAGGAGCATTTGCAAAACTTTCTGAGATAGTATAATATTTTTTTGCTTTTATACCCCAAAGTTTTCTGTAATTTTCGTCTGCGGCTGGACTATTTGGAAGCAAATACCAGTCAAATAAAAGAATATTTTGTCGTACTCCTATTCGAAATAACTCTTTAAACGTATTTTTCATATGATTAAAAGTTTGCCCAGGTAAACCCAATATAAGTTCAACTTTTATCTGAAGGAACTCATTCCAAGATAAAAGTTCTTTAAAGGTTTTTATAGATTCTTCTATTTTAACCATATCAGTACCAGGTCTGTTTATATTCTCTAAAACATCACCATGAGTGTCCTGGATAGAAATCTTAGGTCTTATACCTGAGCCCATACCATAAGTTTGTATACTTTTTAAATTAAAATATAATGTTCTTTCTTTGTTTAACTTTGACGTATTGCTTACCATAAATATGAAACTTTTATAAGTTTCAAATTTTGACATAGCATAATCAAAAATTTCAACATCCTGTGGCCATTGCCCAAAATTAGCGTCAATAACTCTTGCACTAACACCTGCTGTACAAAATAAATCTATTTCATCCTTCCAACTATGTTTTTTTCTAGATACCTTTTTGGTCAGGTTTTGGCTCCAGTCACAAAAACTACATTTATACATGCATCCTCTTGCATATTCAATTACCCATGCTTGAGTATCACGATGTATGCCTTCTTGTTCTAATAATTGTATTTCCTTTAAGAAATAATCTTTATTTTCTAGGTAGATGCTTAAATTTAAAAATGCAGGGTCTGTAATTCGTTCAAATGGAAATAATTGACGAGTACCATTATTGTTTTTAACTATATTAATAAAAGAATTGGTATCTTGTAAATAACCCGACTCAAAATCTATAATTTGTTGAAATGGTTTTTCGCCTTCACCGTATACAACGTAATCAACGAAAGAATTATTAATAAAAAAATTTTTTTGGACTTCTTCGTACCCTTCTATATCTTTGTGTACACTTAACTCTGGACCACCAAAAACCACTATTATGTTTGGATTTTTTTGTTTTATAGTCTTTGCAATATCAAGTTGATCTAAGTAATTCCATACATAACAACCAAAGCCAACTATGTCTGGGTTTTCATCTAATATAGAATCGGCAGTCAATTTATTAGAATTGCCTAACCAGTAACCCCCCAATAACCATTCTGTGTTTGGATTAGATCCATATAAATCATACCATGTTTTGAGGTATAATTTTGTTGCTGTTATATCATAATGAGAACCTTGGATCTTTTCTTTTCCGTGGGAACAAATTTTTATCCTCATGAATAGTTTTTCTTTTTATAATCCTCTACTGCTGCCTTGATAGCATCTTCTGCCAAAATACTGCAATGTATTTTAACTGGAGGCAATGCAAGTTCTGATGCTATTTCACTATTGGTGATTTGGGCAGCAGAATCTAATGTTCTTCCTTTGACCCACTCTGTAACTAAGCTGGAACTTGCAATTGCCGAACCGCACCCATAAGTTTTAAACCGTG